GGCTTGCACATTTTTCCACAAAATATCCACTGGGTAGTTGACATGGGACGCAAGCCTTTATCAGTCGAGCAGCACAAAGCTAACGGCTCTTACCAGAAGAACCCGCAGCGTGAGAACAAGTCTGCGCCCGCTGCTCTGTACGGTACTCCTGAGATGCCGGACACGGTGAGGCTCGATGCTGTGGCCTGTGAGAAGTGGGAACATCTAACCGGGATGCTGGCTCAAATGAACGTCCTCGCTCTGACAGATCACGACCTACTAGCGAGGTACTGCCTAGCGTGGAGCCAGTTTCTACAGGTGCATCGAGAGCTACAAGTTACCGGGCATGTCGTGACGACTGACAAGGGTTCTTTGATCCGTTCACCAGCTTCGACTGCGTTCTGTGCGGTGAACGATTCCCTACACAAGATGAGTTCCGAGCTGGGGTTGTCTCCATCCTCTAGAGGGAAGTTACACGCGAACCCAGAGGCGAGTGATAACGACCCGTTCGCACAATGGCTACAGAAACGCGGAGGGCTGAATTGAACTTTGACACGCTCGGCATAAATCTTATGGACGACTACGTTAGCGGTGTTCTTAAAGGAACAATCGTAACGGGATCGCATGTACAAGCTTCTGTAGAGCGACACGTTAAAGACTTGGACAGGCAGAACACTGAGGGTTTTGAGTACCGATTCGATAGGGACTTAGCGGACTTTGCCATAACTGGTTTCCCGATTCTCTTTAGACACACAATTGGAAAGCATGCCGGCGACCCGTTTGTACTTTCTCCTTGGCAAGCGTTCATCGTAGGCTCGGTGTTTGGTTGGACGGACAACGAACGCAAGAGAAGATTCCGTAGGGCGTATTGTTCATTGGGCAGAAAGAACGGCAAGAGTACTCTGGCCGCTGGGGTGGCCATTCTCCTAGCTGCGTTTGACGGTGAGCAACAGTCCCAAGTGTATATCGGAGCCACAAAGTTCGATCAAGCAAAAATCGTTTACAACGAAGCGGATCGAATGGTAAGTAAGAGCCCTAGACTTAAGAGCATGGCCGATCAAAGGGTAGCTCAAATCAACTTCCCCTCCACCAACAGCTTTATCCGGCCGCTGGGTTCTGACAAAGCTTTCGACGGTCTTAACCCACATGGGATCATCTTTGACGAACTACACGCGTGGAAGGAAACGCACAGGCCGTTTTACGATACTTTAACTACCGGTTCAGCAGCACGCGCACAGCCTTTGAGATTCACCATTACGACGGCCGGCGATGACAAGTCTATGCTGTGGAAGGAAGAAAACAAGTACGCTGTAGAAGTCGTTCACGGTAGGGTGAATGAGGAAACGTACTTCGTTTTCAACGCGTGTATCGACAAGGACGACGACCCACTAGATGAGGGGGTTTGGATCAAGAGCATGCCTAACCTTGGGGTGAGTGTAAGTGCGGATTACATACGAGAACAAGCGAGAGAGGCGGAGGTTTCGGTTCAAACTAAAAACCGGTTCGTAAGGTACTTTGCAAATCGGGAAGTCAGTTCAAACGAGCAAGCGATTGATCCTGAACTGTGGGATCACTGCACTGCTAGTTTAGGTAACTGGAAATCAGCTAGTGCGATTTGCGCAGCGATAGACGCGGGTGGTATCAATGACCTTATGGCCTATGCTTTAGTAGCTAGATTTCCTGACGGCATCGACACCGACGGCAAGCCAAAATGGCGTTACGAAACTCTAACAAGATGCTATATTGATGTTGACACGAACCGAAACCTCAACGAATCCCCTTGGGCTGAATGGGTACAGACGAAAAGGCTAAGAGTTTGTGGCGATCTTTACGCTACCGTAAAGGAAGAATTGACGAAAGATATGCGGCAGTTCAAGGTTCGACAGGTGGCGTTTGACCCGTGGAACATGCAGCAGATGGGAGAAGAATTACACAGGGCAGGGTTCGATGTTATCAAAGTCCCTCAGCAGAGGTACACGATGCACGAGCCTACTTCCCTTTTGCTTGATTTAATCCGTCGAAAGAAGATCACACACGACGGAAAAGACAGTTTACTCAGGTGGTCTATCGGGAACCTTGTGTTAGATGTTGACAGTGATAACCGATGGAAGCCTAGCAAGAAAAAATCGGGGGATAAGATTGATCCAGTGGTAGCATTGATTATGGCACTACGGCAATGTAGCCTGGCGCCGCAGCGGTCCCGTGGAAGTTTATTTGTGGCGTAAACTATGATTTGGAACATGCGAAACCCGGCGGAATGGCTGCTACGCGCACTCGGTGTTACCAGTGGAACGGGCGAGCCGTTTGTCAATCAGGAGTCCATGCTGGCATCTGCGCCAGTGTGGTACGCGGTAAATACTATCGCGGGCGACGTGGGCAAAATGCCGCTTGAACCGAGGAGATTCACAGGGCGAATCAACGAGGTGGACACGTCCTCAAGTGCCTACCGACTTCTGAGGGACGAACCAAACGACTACCAAACCGCCGACGTGTTCAAAGAGCAGCTACAATGGCACGCGTTAGGCTGGGGCAATGGGCGTGCGTTCATCGAGCGAGACGAACAAGGGCGGGCGGTTAGCTTGATTCCACTTCGGCCGGATAGCAGTGACACGCTGTTGTACCGTGGTGAGAAGTGGCACGTTACACAGCCGGACGCCGATGACCCGTTGTTTTTCTACGAGGAATTGAGGAACAGTTTGCAGACCGGGAATCTATCCGATAGGCTGTACGCTATACCTGATAGAGACGTACTCCATATTATGGGGTTTTCTACTTATGGCGTTCAGGGGAAGTCAGTAGCGGACGTGTTTCGCGAGATCATCGGTAGTGACCTTTCCGCTCAGAGGTACAACAAAAACCAATTGAACAACGGCCTTTCGTCTAAGATCATGCTCGAAGCTCCACCGGGCTCGATGCAAGATGAGGAAGAAGCAGAACTGTTTCTTAAGAACTTTCGGGAAAGCTACAGCAACAAAACCAAAGGGCATGTAGCTGGTATGCTCCGAGAAGGAATTAAGGCGGTTGACGTTTCCCGAATGTCAAACGTAGATGCGCAGTTTATTGAACAGCGAAGGTTTAATCGTCAGGACGTAATGCTGATTTTCGGACTTCAGCACGTCCCCGGCGATTCCTCGTCTGTGTCCTACAACAGCCTAGAGCAAAAGCAACTAGCCTACCTTTCCTCCTGCTTGGACCGATGGCTAACGCGGTGGGAAATGCAGTGCGACGCGAAGCTAAGGACGGAAGCGGAGAAGCGTGCGGGTTCGGTGTTCTTTAAATTCAATCGGCAGACTTGGCTACAGATGGACGCACAAGCAACGGCAAACGTTCTTAACTCGTACGTCGCGTCTAAGATCATGAACCGAAACGAAGCTAGAGATAAGCTTGACCTTAATCCGGTTGACGGCGGCGAGGAGTTCGAAAACCCGAACATTACCGTTAAGGAGCCTTCGTCCACCAATGTAGACAACGCTGCCAAGATTGCCGCCGGTTACATGGCGGCACAAGTCCTATTTGATCGGTTCCTAGAGACGGAGTGCAACCGTATCGAAAAAGCTACGGGGAACAAGAACTTCGTTTCATGGATTGAAAAGACCTACGAGACCTGGCAGCAGACTTATGAAAGTCAGGCTAATTCACTGGGGGTAGACGCGTCTGGTTTTGTGTCTCAGTTGCTTAAGAGGAAAGAGCAACTTCTAGAGGCGTGCGAATGTCAACCGGAACAACTGAAAGAACGAGTCGAGAACTTAGTAAAGGAATGGCGCAATGATAATTCTTGATGAGAAGAAACGCGAAGTCTACATCTACGACATGATCGGGCCTTCATGGCTTGGCTTGGATAGCGGCGATGCGTTGGTAGAAGCATTGAAAAAGATCGGACCCGGCGACGTATCCATTCGGATTAATTCACCGGGCGGTGACGTGTTCGAAGGCTTTGCTATGTACAACGCACTTAAGAGGCATGAGGGGGTTGTAACCACTCATAACGACGCCCTAGTAGCCTCTGCTGCGACGTTCCCCTTCCTGGCTGGTTCAGTTCGGAAGGTGGCCAAGCTTTCCAGTGTAATGATCCATGAGGCGTCTACGTTCGTCGCTGGGCGTGCCGATGATTTGATGAAGGCGGCCGACCTTCTGGAAAAGATCAACCTGCAACTGGCGGAGCTGTACTCAGAGGTTTCTGGGAAGTCCGTAGAGGACATTCTCCAGATGATGAAGGAAGAGACGTGGATGGACCCCAAACAGGCAAAGGAGATGAAGTTTGCCTATGAGGAGGAAAAGGGGCCCGAGGTTAATAACCGTATCGTTCCGCAGGGCATGTACAAGCACACCCCAGAGAACTACCTGAAGCCGGCAATGCGACTATCTGCAGTCAAGCAGCGGGACGAATCCGATAGAATGCGCAAGCTTAAAATAAAAAGCTTGACAGGATTTGATTTCGGGGTAGAATAGGGGCAATCAAACTCTGTGCGGCTATTTAGCGGCAGGTTTGCGGACCACTGATTTATTTCATTGGTCGGCGAGCTGGCCGCTTTTTTCGTGGCATCGTCCGACCGCAGAACAGGACGAGTACCATGCCAAAGTCTGTTAAAGAGCTGAAAGAGCTGATTGCAGAGAAGAGCGCCCGAGTGGCGGCCATTTCTCAAGTCGCACATTCCGAGAAGCGGGAGTTTACCGCTGAGGAAGTCGCCGAGATTGATTCGATCCAAGGTGCTGGCGATAAGCCTGGCGAGATCGACGCGTTAAACGATCAGCTTGTGCGTCAAGAAAAAATCGAGACTCAGACGCGAAAGATTCTCACCAATCGCGGCGTGCAGCATACCAGCGAAGGGCCGGCTAACATTCGCGTTAAGCCTATCGCCGGGAAACTCAAGAGCTTCAAAGGACCGGACGCCGAGCGTGACGCGTGGGTTAGCGGCCATTACTTCGCTGCTACTCTGTACAACAGTGAATCGAGCCGCCAATGGTTGGACAATCACGGCTATTCGATCCGCAACGCCCACTCTACCGGCGACAACTCCAAGGGTGGGTTTCTCGTTCCTCAGGAAACCGCAGCAACGATCATTCGATTGGTCGAGGAGTTCGGCGTATTCCGCCAGAACGTCGGTACGGTGTTCCCGGTAACGTCCGGTTCGCTGCAAGTGCCTAAGCGTGCAGGTGGCTTTGTCGTTCGTCATCCTGGCGAAAACGAAGCTATCTTGGAAAGTGACGCCCAGTTTTCGATGGTCGAGTTGACGCCACACAAGGCGGCTATCCTTACTCGATTGTCCAGTGAACTCAACGAGGATTCTTTGCCTTTGCTGGCGGACTTCCTGACTGGCGAGTTTGCTTTCGCTTTCGCAGTCGATGAAGATCAGGCTGGCTTTCGCGGTGACGGTTCGCTGTCGTCGAACAAGGTGGTCGGTTTGGAGAACGCCTTGACGGGCTTGGCAGTTTCGCAAGCTGGCGGTTCGCGAAATACCTTCGAAGCTTTGACGCTGGCGGACTTCCACAGCGCAATGGCACGACTCAAGCAGTACCCTGGTATTCAGCCTAAGTGGTACATCCATTCCGTCGGTTACTTCGCTGCAATGGAACGCTTGATGGCAGCCAGTGGTGGTAACGCTATCGCCGATCTGTCGCTAGGCGGTAACGGTGCGTTCATGGGTTACCCGGTGGTGTTTACTCAAACGCTGCCTAACTCGTTGGACACTAGTGCCGATGTGAAGTACGCATACTTTGGCGACTTGTCCCTGGCTTGTGCGATGGGTGATGCACGGGCCATTGAGATTTCGTCGAGCGATCAGCGTTACTTTGAAAACGATCAACTGGCGATCCGTGCGACGGCTCGTTACGACATTCAAGTTCACGACCGCGGCAGTGCAACGGATTCGTCCGCTGTAATCTGCTTGCAGTTCGCGTAGTCCATCACGTCCCCCGGATGGCGGGTGGCGGCTGCTTCTGTAGTCGCTGCCCGATTTTCAAACTTTGAAAGGTAAACTATGAAAGCGTTACAGGATACGCGAGTGATTTTGGGGAGCGTGGCACAAGCAGCAGCTACGACTCCGCGGACCGCTTTGTTTGATGCACTGAATGCTTCGAGTGCGAAGATTCTAGTGGCAACGGGTGCGAACACGACCGCTACCGAAAACGTCACTATCGCGGTCAGCACTGGCGACAACGCCACTTCCACAACCGACTACGTTTCCGCTGGAAGCATTGCAAGCCTGCCAAGTGCGACGACCGGCGTTGTTCGGGTTGTTGACTTGGACATGCGAGGGAAGGGCCGCTACGTTTACGTTGCTGCCACTCCTGGGACTAATGGGACTACTGCACAAGTAGCAATCGGTTCGATTGTCGGCGTGTTCGAAACCGGTATCCGTCCTGACAACAGTGATACCCAAGTGGGTAACGCTGTCCTCTAACCTTTAACCATCCGGGGGAATCGCGATGGAAGTTCGAGTTGCTGGCCTAATGACCTGCCCGCGTTACAGCTTGACACTTACGAGAAACTACATCGACAAGGCTTTTAAGTCGGTGCAGATTCCAATGCGGATCAAGCAAGGTGTTTTCTACGGTCAATGTATGCAGTCCATGCTTGAGGATTGTGTAAAAGAGAACGTAGACTACGCGATTACAGTGGATTTCGATTCACTGTTCAGTGGGCGGGACATTACTAGGCTTTTGTCTGTGATCTGTGCCAACCCTCATATTGACGCGTTGGCAAGCTTTCAGGCACGGCGAGGAATGAAGTACCCGCTGTTTACCGTACAGGGGCAGGGTGCGGTACAGTTTGAAGGCGAACCGTTGAAAGTTACGACGGCTCACTTCGGCCTGACGGCAATTTCGATCAAAGCTTTGCAGGACGTACCTAAGCCGTGGTTCCAAGGGCAGCCGGGGCCAAGTGGAGAGTACGACGAAGCGAGGATTGACGACGATATATGGTTTTGGAAGCAATGGGCAGAAGCCAGCAAAACTGTATACGTTGACAGCGGTTGTAGTATTGGGCATGTGGAAGAAATGGTAGCCTTCTACGACCACACTGGGGAACATCGGTTCGCTTACCCGGCGGACTTTATCGGTGAGAGGATCACGAATGAGGAAGTGCAGACTGATTCGTGATTGGTCGTATCGTTACGCTGGAACGATACTAACATTAACGAACCCGATGATAGAGTTGATGCTTGCCCGCGGATTGATTGAGGTGCTGGATGATTCAGATAACGAAAACAGCGTCAATCGAATCGTCGATGGTAGTCCCGATTCTCAGCCTGAAGAACCACGTCGCCGTGGACGCAGACGAAAGCTACTACAATGACATGCTAACCGAAATACACGACGCAGCCGTAGAGTACATCGAAAGCAAAAGTCGGTTAGTATTCCGTCAAAGTACTTACTCTATCACTTACGATAGCTTGCCAGATAACCGCGACCCGCTCTACATTCCTCTATGGCCTGTCGTTTCGGTTTCCTCTGTGTCATACAAGGACGTAGACGGCGCAACGCAGACTATCGCGTTAGGCGATCTACAAGTAGAGTTGCAAAGTCAGCCGGCTGCCATTTACCCTCTAGCCGACGAACACTGGCCTATGAGTCAATCTGGCAGTCAAAGGGCGGTTACTGTGGTCGCAACTGTCGGGGCTTTGTCACAAGTCCCTGCAATGGCGAAACATGCTATCAAGCTTCTCGTAGCTCACTGGTTCCGTAACCGTGAAGCGGTCCTAGTGGGTACGGTTTCCAATGACATGGAAAAGGCACTTGATGCCTTGCTAGTCCAGTTCCGTAAAAACCATTGGCAATCGTTCGGGGTGTTCCAATGACTACCCTAAGTTCTGGCACCATGCGAACGCGTGTGACCTTCCAGCGACCCTCAGCGACGCGTGGTAGCAGGGGGGAGAGGACTGGAGATGCGGAGGTTCTTGGAACTAGGGATTGTCGCTTAGAATGGTTATCGGGTAGGAAGCTTGAACTAGCCAGGCAAGTATTTGCAAGGGCTAACATTCGATTGGACTTGAGAAAGCCTTTCGCGTTTCACCTAGTCTCTCAGGATCAGGCGGTATACGGAGATACTATTTTGACCATTGGAAGCGTAATTCCTTCCGATGAAAAGTTCGATGATATCATTGTTCTATGCGAGGTGGAGCAATGATCGAAGCAAAGCTAGTAGATTTTCAGGTGCGAGCATTGCAAAGGATGCTTGAGAACGTACCTAAGAAACTCCGAAACAAAATTCTACGGCAAGAACTGAGGAAGGGTGCTAAGATTCTAGTCCCGCCAAGTAAAGCCGCGACGCCTGTAAGAACAGGAACGCTTAGGCGAGCAGTAAAGGTTAGAGCGCAGAAGCGTAGTCAAAAGTCTGTAGGTGTGTTTGTAGGTTACTCTGAAAAGGGGTTTGCTGGGGACACGTTCTACGGGGCGTTTCTTGAATGGGGCTGGCGTGGTGGACGAAGGAAAAGCGGCAAGGAAGTTTTAGGGGGAAGGAAGAAGCGACGATTTACGCAAGAACAACGCGATGCGGTTCAAGCAGTAAATGATTCGCGCGTCAAGAACCCTGGACGTTTCTTTTTAACTCGCGTAGCTAACCGGCGCGGGCCGGCCGTACTTACTTCCGTTATTAAGGAAGTCTCCAAGAGGGTAGAGACGGAGGCCAAGAATGCCTGATATCATGGAAGCTATTCTTGCGTACATTGTCGCCGATACGGATATAACAGTACACATCGGCGAAGTGGTTCCTGAGGGCACGGGGGAAACATACGTTTACCTTCAAAGATCAGGCGAGATGGTCACGGATGAGCTGTGTAACCTTTACTCGATTGATGGAATAACCGTAGACGTTGAGTGTGTTAGCAACGATATTAATGTTTGCAGAAGCCTGACGACTTCTGTAAAGAAACGACTGAGGGGATACCCGTTGCACAGCCAATCATTCACGGATGATTACGGGGTAACTAGAACGATACACGGCTTTCGGGTTGAGGATCACGACGATACTTATATTCCGAAAGGCTTGCAGGATGATTCCCAGTTAGACCTGGGTGCGTTGGACGTAATGGTAATGTACGGGGGGAGCTAAAGGAGAGACTATGAGTACCGCAAAAGGCTTAGGCGTAACGGTTTTTATTAACCCTGGAACAGTTCTCACTGCGACAAACTATGTCCTGTGCGCCATCTCAAACGACGGCGGCGGCGTGGAATCGGACGTAATCGACGTTGAACCTTGCTTGCAGGACGTGGACATTGAGCGAACAACTCAGGACCGAAAGTACACGGCTATCACTGTTCAGCTCAAAGAGCAGTTCAGCACGGCATCGAACGTGTCATCTGCCCTTGAAGTTTTGGCTGGCTCAACGACAGTTGTCAGTTACACAAAAAAGATTCCAACGGCGACTCCAGTGTACATGCGCAAGCTGGGCCGGATCGTGAGCTACATTCCAGATGCGGTGGATCGTGGGCAGGACATGACCGCAACTATGGTAATTCAGCCTACATCGGGCTGGACGACTTCAACTACCGCACCTGCAACTACCTAAGAAAGGACGGGGGATGAATCGAGAAGAACTGCTTAAAGCAATCACGGACCGACAGGCGATTGAGGTTGAGTTGAGTTTCGGGAAAGCGTACGTTATGCCGCTAACTCGAAGCCAATTCGATCACTGTTCCGCACTGGCTGCTAAACTGCAGAAGGACATGACAGCAGACAGAGCGGGTGCCGTTCGGTGGTACGCGATCTCGAACGCATGGGTAGACGAAAAGGGTAATCGAATACTCGATCCTCAGTCGAAAGAGGATCGGGCGTTGTTTGATTCCTTCAAGGCTGGCGATACTGAAAGGCTGTTTGAAGCGATCTTAGATAGCAGTTCGGTAAGCAAAGAGGACCGCGATTTTTTGTCCAACGGCTAAGGGACGATGAGGATAGAGTATTTCTGTTTCGTCTTTCTTTAGCTTTAGGGCTTGAACATCCAAACCGAATGTCATTGACTCAAGCGGAAATAGCAGAGTGGGCTGCTTACTTTTGCTTGAATCCGTTTGGTGAGGACATACAGCACTTGATGATAGCCAAGGTGTTGGGGATGGTGAGCGGCAAAGCTCCATCGGCCTACATGCCAAAGGTTATTGATGGTGCGGTTGATCCAGATATGGCACACGCAGAAGTATTTTTGAAAGAGGAGATCAGACTTGGCAATTGCTAAGACGCTTGATATTCTGCTGCGTGCGCCAACGTCCAAGCTTGACGCGGACTTCAAGAGGGCGCAGGGACTAGCTAAGAACTTTACCAACACTCTTAGCGGCTTGGTGGCGGGTGCTATCGGTGGGTTTACTCTTGCCGGTTTCTTCTCGAAGATTACCGAAGGGTTTCAGTCTTTAGACGAGCTGGCAAACCGTTCAATCCGTTTAGACATTGACCCAACTTCGCTTATGGTTTTAGGTCGAGCCGCAACGTATGCAGACACTAGCCTAGATGAGGTTGAGAAGGGAAGCAGGAACCTTGCTAAAAATATTGACGCTGGATTGAAGGGCGGAAAGAGGCAGGAGGAGTTGTTTCAAAGGCTAGGCACGACTGCTACTGAGCTATTTGCTAAGTCACTTCCAGAGCAGTTGGGAATTGTAGCTTCTGGAATGTCAAAGCTTCAGAACAACACGGAACGGACGGCCGTGTCTTTGGCGTTGTTCGGCAAAAGCGGCGCAGGTATGCTGCAACTTATGGGAGACAATGGAGCGTGGCTGGCACAATCATTAGAGGAAGTGCAGCGTTACGCAAACGTATTTACATCTAAGGAGCTTGAGGGCATCGGTGCGGCAAATGACGCTTGGGATACGTTGATGATGACATTCAACGGAGTATTTCAACGGATTGCAGTAGACCTAGCGCCCGCTATAACACGGCTGTTAATGGTTATCGCAAACGGTATTGCGCCTGGGACATTTCTAAATGGCGTGTTCAGCGTGTTCGGTGACACACTTGGATTAGTAGTCAGATTGCTAGACATACTGGGAAATGAGCTATCGTTTACCAGTCAGATTCTGGGGAGCTTTACCGGCAGGATATTTGGTGCGTTAATTCTAAGTGCGGCGTTGATAAAGGCTTATGTAGCACTGGCAGCGATTCTAACTGTACTCAGAGTCCGAACCCTCGCACTTGCGGCGGTAGAAGCAGCAAGGATTGCGTTACAGAAAAAGAATCTTGCAATGTCCTTGGCGGTTGCAGGTCTGGGCGTGGCGGCGTTCGCAGCGTTTAGCGATCAGATCAATGGGTTAATTGACAACCTGCTGGGAGCCGTGGACGCACAAGATAACCTTAACGCAGGGCTTGGCGACTTCGATAAACTGCAAGAGGGAATCAGCAGGAAGAACAAGATTAACCTAGGATCGGCGCAGTTCGGAACGCAAGCAGCGTTAGAACAGATTCTAACCGTTCGTTCGGATCGTCAAGGCATGGGCGAGATCAAAGGCGCCATTGACAACAGCAACGAAATTCTAGAACAAATTCGAGACGGCCTACAAGGCGTGGGCGGTATAATGGATGGACAATTCGAGGACGCAGACCTATGACATGTCCAACACGATCAGTGACCGCACAAATCACACCGGGGCTACGTCGCTACCGCATTACGTTTCGCGTCGATCTTCCTGTAAGTAACTCTGGGCCTAATGCTGCGATTGCTTCGTTAGGCTTGCAGATGTTTACCACGACCTACGCTTATGGCATTGACGTTCCTGATCCGTTAGCAGTTCTGGTAGATATCGGCGTTCCCCGTAGAGCAGGTGGGGATAAACTATTAGATAAATGGTTGGTAGATTGTATCTTTGAGTTTGACCAATCGCAGCGGCCGGAACCTGGGGTTGCTACAGTCGAACCGTTCTATCTCACCGAATCTGAGCCTATCGTAAGGGCTGAGTACCTTGGGGCGTTTGAAGATAACCAAGGCGTACTAGGGCCGCTGCCGGCCATTAGCCAGTCTTTCGACATTGGCAAGCAATACCCTATCAGCAATTCCGCAAGAGTTCCGATAATCCCTAGTCCCGAACGAGACGCAGCGAAACCAGCGTATCGAGTTCGGTGGACTAGAGAACGGGCGGACTTTGACTTTACAGCGTTCATTAACAAAATGAATCAAACGGAAGTGACGTTAACGGCTGCGAATGTTCGCTATGGTGTAGTCGGGCAGGTTCAACCGTACGTCACGTTTCAAAAGCAATTCCAAGCAGAGACGCTACGTTTACGAGACGTGCAAATATCCCCAGTGGTTTACTACGGAAAGCAGTGGTTTGAGCATACCCTAGAGTTCGTCGAGGATCAAACGTTTATTGATGAGCTTGACCGCGGGCTAACTGCAAGGGCTGAACCTGGCGACACCGACGGTAGAGAGGGGACGTACTCAAGCGGCGACCTGCCAGATGGCGCAAGCGGTACTAGGGTTATAAACGACCCTGACGGCAACCCCATTAGCGACCCTGTTCTACTTGATGGTCGTGGCCAGCCTAGGGTGGGATCAGAAGCAAAGAAACCTGTGTATCTCAGGTGGCGTAAGTACGAACTAGCTGACTTCAACCAACTACCAATAGGAGTGTTGTAATGAACGAGATCACGATTACCACCGGATTACAAGTATCGAAGGGCAGTCTTACTAGACTGATCCCTACAAGGACGTTCCAAGCTGATCTAACTGGCACGCGTGTTAACTCCAACGTGCAGAATGTAGGAACGGTTCACGAAGCTTTAGCCGTGGGAGATCTGGCATCTGCTGGGTATTGCACGATCACGAACCTAGGAACCAACTACGCTGAACTGGGCGTAGACGTTTCCGGTACGTTCTACGGCGTTGTGCGGATCGACGGTGCTAAGAGTGCAGGACCGTTTAAGTTGTCCTCTTTAACGCGACACGTCCGAGCCAATACCGCAGCCGTCGACCTTGACATTACGATTACTGAAGAATGAAAAAGGTTCTATCCTCTGCCGACGTGACCAAGCTACGACGCACTATGGCGGACGTGGATAAACTGCGTGGACAGATTAGAACTTTGCACGATAGAAGCAAGAGCAGTAAAAGGGCGGGGGCTCATTACGTTGTAAAGACACCCTCGGGCGGTATCCCTGCAAGTATTGGCGATGAACCAGGTAGTGCGGATTGCACGATTCATATCCGAGACGGCGACCCGAAAGAGCTAAGGGATACCACTAGGCCGGAAACCGTTTACAACTTTGGTCCTGACATCCCTGGCGATACGATTCTGATTGCACACAGAGACGCATGGGGCGACTTGTGGGCGGGTGAGTCTGGCGGCTCCGCGACTTGCACAGAACTCGGCGACCTACAACCGGGTTCCTACCGTGGCATAGCAGGAGCAACCACAGCACCGGGGGAGACTGGACCGGTGATTGTGACCGGCTGCGATGGTGACGTAACGATTGATGCCGTTAACCATTCTGGCTGCACGTTCTACCTTGGCGACCTGATAACGGTTAACGTCGATCCGTGCTGCGTGGCGCACTTTACCGGCTGCTCGTGTTGCGGTGCGGAAGATACCCCGCCGGCGTGTTGTGAGCGTTCGATTGTGATTTGCATTGCGGGCGAGCGGCAGATTCTAGCGGTCGATGGCGGGACGTACACTTGGGACGTGAGTGAGTGCTGCGACTGCGAAGGGGCGACATTGGGCGTTTCAATCGCATGCGTGACCGAGGGCGAGACGACGACGATAACCGCTACCTGGACTTATAATTGCGGCGAAAGCGAATCGACGGGCACCATCAACCTATTAAGCCTATGCAATGACGACGCGGATGTTGAGATTCTTGGGGAACTTGGCGACATTTGCGACGGCAGCCTTAACGACCGGTGGGCAAACTTTGTCGAAGACTGCGAACCGTGTGAAACCTTCACCAGCCCATGCGAAGATTGTGACGTAGTGGCAACGCTGGGAACGTCATTTGGCTTTACCGCTGGCGAGCTAACTGACCTTGAGCTAGACGCGTCATCACTGACGATCAGCCGATCAAGTCTGCAAACAAACGATATTTACACGATTGATTTTGTCCTATCCAAAGAGTTTAACGCAAATAGCGACACTTTTCGAATTGATCTACTGCTCGGTCAGTCAGAGGTTTTGTTTACAAGCGTGTTTGACCAAGATGGTAATGTTCCAGCGGGAGCGACGCCGACAATCTTAAACAACGGAGCCGCGTTCCCGTGTGCGGACCCGTGTAACTGCGGGCGAACGGTACGATGGAACATGACCCTAAACGCAGAGACCATATACACGTTCCGCGTCCGTGCTGGCTTTATCAAATGCACGGCGGGAGGCAGCACTGGGCGGCTTGACTGTACGAATATCTCGCAAGGCGGATCGGACGCGGATATTGACATTTGGGACGACGATTGCACGGAGTGCCCATGAGAAACCGCCAACGAATAACGATCAGACGGGGTGAGGCGAAGGCCGAAGTAAAGACCTGCCCCCACCGCGGCGACCAGGTCCGCACCATGACAAGCGACCTATGCGGCACCCGTGGCCACAATCTGCCGGTGTACTCCTGCGAGCTACATGGGGAGTGTACCCATCGGCAAGTTTGCCAGGGGCAGGACGCGGCGGTTAAAATCTGCGTGGGATGTTCTGACGGACCGTGGGCGTTTTGACCCTTGCTATCACGGCGATTTGTCGGTACAATGCAAGCTCAGTAGCGGTAGAGGGCTCTACCGTCCGTC